CCGATCTTAATCTCCCCGATCACCACCGGTACGGTCCCTAGCGGTCCGTGTGTGGGCCAAACTGAACAGGATTAGTAACTTTATGTCCGATGTTAAAACGCCGCTCTATGGGGCTACTGAGCCTCGCCTACATAGTCCCTATCTCGAGGGCCCTAATCGTGGCGATGAAATTTCTCAGCTAGCCGAAAGTATCGGGCTACCGCTTTTACCTTGGCAGGATTTTGTAATTCGAGATATGACCGCCGTAGATAAAAATAATATGTTTAGACGGCGTAGTAATTTATGCCTTACGTCTAGGCAACAGGGTAAAACTCACCTTGCGCGTATGATGATGCTCGGGCATATGTTTTTATTCGATAGCCCTAACGTTCTTATTATGAGCTCTAATAGATCAATGGCTTTAGACACCTTTAGACAAGTGGCCTACGCCATAGAGGGCTCAGCTGATCTAAGCCGGCAGGTTAAGCAGATTAGGTACGCTAACGGCACCGAGTCTATAGAGCTAAAAAACGGGCACCGACTCGATGTAGTCGCAGCTACGAGGGATGGGAGCCGCGGAAGGTCAGCCTCGTTTTTATATATTGATGAGCTCCGTGAGATATCGGAGGAGGGGTATCGGGCTGCTACCCCTACGACTCGTGCAAAAATCAACAGCCAAGCCCTATATACGTCGAACGCCGGGGATGCCTTTAGTACCGTACTCAATGATTTACGTGAGAGAGCTTTATCTAATCCACCTGAGACGTTTGGCTTTTATGAGTACTCGGCTCCATCTTTCGCCAAGATAACCGACCGTAGCGCCTGGGCTTTTGCTAATCCGGCACTTGGCTATTTATTCAATGAGGACGTATTAGCCGAAGCGGTAAGTACTCAACCTATCGAAACCACAAAAACGGAAATGCTTTGTCAGTGGATCAGTTCAACGGCAAGCCCCTGGCCCTATATGTCCGTCGAGGACTCAGGCGATAAGGATCTCAAGCTCGTACCTGGGCCTCTTACTATTTTTGCTTTTGACGTAGCACCGAGCCGCCGAGACGGATCGTTAGTTATGGGCCAAGTACTCCCCGATGGTCGTATAGGAGTCGCTGTACTTGAGATATTTCGATCAGAGGTATCTATCGATGAGCTTTTTGTAGCTAACGCTATCGCCAAATGGGCCAAAATTTATTATCCGAGGGCCGTCGCATATGACAAGTACACTACGGCCTCAATCGCTAAACGCCTTGAGGTAAACGGTATACAGATTATGGATGTATCCGGGCAAAAAGGCTATCAGGCCTCCGGGGATCTCTACGAAGCGCTCGCTAATAAAAGGCTCGTGCACTCGGGGCAAGATGAGCTAGTTACGTCTATGGCTAACTGCGCTGCCAAGGAATCGGATGCAAGTTGGAGAATTATCCGCCGTAAATCCGCTGGACCCGTCGATATTGCTATCGGCCTTAGTATGGTGGTCCACGTACTTACGCAGCCTCAAGGTGAGGCTAAAGTTTACGTTTAGACACGCACGAGATAGCCGTACTTATGCTTGACATTATGGGAAAATGGAGACTATGGGACTATTACAAACTCTTGGTTTAAGGTCAGCTGCTAAGCAGACCGTAGAGGCTCAGTATGCCCCGGCCGTTATGGATACTACATACGGCTACGGATCATTTAATACTAACTCATCTTTTGGATATAACGGTATAGGTATAGATCGTAATTTTGCACTGCAAGTTAGTAGCGTGGCTCGATGCCGTAATCTTGTAGCCGGAGTTATTTCTAGTATTGATTTAGCATTATATAAAAAATCAACAGGCGAAAAATTAGGATCTCCGGTTTGGCTAGAGCAGCCGGATCAGCGGCAACCTCGTAGCGTAACTATTGCGGCAACCGTTGATAGTTTAATGTTTTATGCGGTTGCATACTGGAGAACAACCTCTTTGTATGCCGATGACGGACGGCCCTCGGGTTTTGAGTGGGTAGCTAATAACCGAGTTACATATACAACTAATAAATACGGCACTGAGGTACAAGATTATTTCGTAGATGGTCAGCTTGTACCTATGTCCGGTATTGGATCTCTTGTAACTTTCCAATCTCTATTACCTGGAGTATTGCAGTCTGCAAGTACAACTATCAGAGCTGCGTGGGATGTACAAAAGGCAGCGGCGATAAGTGCAGCTACTCCAATGGCTACTACTATCTTAAAAAATAATGGTGCAGATCTACCCGAGTCACAGATCCAAGGTATTTTAGCCGGTTGGAACTCAGCGCGTAGAAATCGCAGTACGGCATATTTAACATCCACTCTCTCTGCAGAAAATATAGGCTTTAGTCCTAAAGAGATGGGCTACGTAGATTTTAGCCAATACCTTGCTACCGAAATTAGCCGCGCGATGAACGTACCTAGTTACCTAATCAGCGCGGATATGAATAACTCGATGACGTACCAAAATATTTTAGATGGCCGTAAAGAGTTTGTAGCTTATTCTTTACAGCCTTATATTTCTGCTATTGAGGACAGGCTCTCAATGAACGATATAACAAATAGTCAAAATCAAGTACGTTTTGCGGTAGACGATACGTTTTTACGTGTCGATGCAAAAGATCGTTTAGATATTATCGAGAAAATGTTAAACCTCGATTTAATTAACGTAGACCAAGCTAGGTCAATGGAACAACTAACACCGCTAGGGGATACAAGTGCTACTAACGTTTAATCAAGAAATTCAAGCTGCAGATACAGAGCGCCGTATCGTCTCCGGACTCGTTGCACCATATGGCGAAATTGGGCATACAAGTGCAGGGCCGGTAATGTTTGAGCGCGGCTCAATTACTTATGCGGAAGCCTCAAAAATTAAATTATTGATGCAGCACCAACAAGATAAGCCGGTGGGCCGAGCAATTTCGTTTAGTGACTCTACTAGCGGCGTTTATGGATCGTTTAAGCTTTCGAGTAGCACTCGAGGACAAGATGCACTCGTATTAGCGCAAGAAAATCTCGTATCGGGCTTATCCGTTGGAGTGGATGTAACCGCTTCCAAGCCTATGGGTGATTACTTGCTCGTGACGGCTGCCGTCCTCAAGGAAGTCAGCCTCGTCGAGAGTGCTGCTTTCCAAAGTGCATCCGTCGATGAAATTATGGCTGCACGTGTAGCTCTTGAAGCTGCTACAAGTACAAAAGAAAAAACTACTACTATTTCTACGACTATCGTAGAGATCGAAACCGAAACAGAAACTGAAAGCGAGGAAGCTGTGACTACAGCCCCAGAAAATACACCGGAGGAAACCCCGGTAGATGCACCGGTCGAGGCTGAAAAAGTCGAGGCCGCTCGTAAGATCATCCGTCCGTCAGTACTAGACTCTCAGCGAGTTCGTACTCCTATCGTCTCTATGGCTACATATACAGAGCACAAGATTAAGGCTGCACTCGGTAGCGATGAATCTAAGCTTTACGTAACAGCTGCCGATGACTCTTTCTCTACAAACCCTGCGTTTAACCCTACTCAGTACCTATCAGAGTTTGTAACTAATACACGTTTTGGGACTCCGGCTATTGATGCCTGCTCTCAAGGAGTCTTGCCTAATCAGGGTATGACTATTAACGTACCCTCACTCGTTACCTCAGCTGGTGGCGGTAATGGTGTAGCACCTACCGTCACAGTAGAGGCCGAAGCCGGAGCTGTATCTAATACAGGTATGGTTACAGAATATCTAACCGGTACAGTAAGCAAGTATGCCGGTATGAATACGATTTCAGTCGAACTTCTAGAGCGATCAGATCCAAATTTTTATGCGGAATTGACTAATCAGCTTCAGAACGCGTATTTAACTACTCTTGATACTGCAGTACTTACAGCTCTACTAGCTGCAGGTACTAACGCTTCAGCTACTACAGCTGATAGCGACGGAGTTATTGCTTACAGCTCACAAGCTGCGAAGCTTGTCTATGAAAACACCGGTTATTTTGCACAGAACTATATTGGTAACGGTGCACAGTGGCAGCTACTAATGAGCGCAACAGATACCACAAAACGTCCAATTTATAACGCTATTCAACCAATGAACGCAGCCGGACAGGTAAACCCAGGGTCTATCCGTGGAAACGTACTAGGTTTGGATCTCTACGTAGATCGCAATTTTGCGCAGACTGCAGTAGATGATAACTCAGCCATTATTTTGGCTCCTGAGGCTTTCACCGTATACCGTGGACCTCAGGCCTATATGTCAGTAAACGTAGTATCTAACCTTCAGGTTCAGGTTGCTATCTACGGCTTTATGGCAACTATCGCAAAAATGCCTTACGGTATTATCAAGTTTGCGAAAATCTAAGCAAGTAAACTAATAGTCGGTAGGGCTCTTAGCCCTTTGAGCCCTACCGGCCTTTTTTAAGATAGGAGTAAAGAGATGCCAGCTACATACGTCACCGAAGCAGAGCTCCGGGCTAACCTTGGTATTGAAAACCTTTACTCCTCGGATATAGTTGAGACGTGCTGTCAAACGGCCCAGGATCTCCTAAATCAGTTTTTATGGTTTGCCTCAGCTCCGGTAGTTGGAGTAACCCTACAAAATAACGTAGCTACCGCGATGATTGCTAACCCTATGACCTTTACTACTGGTCAGAGCGTTACCTTGAGTGGATGCGGCTCAACTTTTAACGGCACCTACACGATTACCGGCACTATCCCCTGGAGCACCGGTACCGTAACTCAAATACCTAGCCTTATATGGAATCCCTATACCTGGAATTGGCCAGCCGGCTATAGCTTTATTCAATTTACTAAGGTAGCGGCTAACGTTAATTTTCAACGCGTACTACCTTATGGCTCAGCCGTAGGAGCAGATACAAAAACAAACTCTTACGCTACTACCCCGGCTATCCGTGAGGCCGCGATGATCCTTGCAGTAGATATTTTCCAAGCCCGGCAGGTTAGCCAAACCGGAGGAGTAACGATTGACGGCTTTAGTCCGTCTCCTTATCGTATGGGTAACTCAATGATTGGAAAAATCAGGGGCCTTATTAGCGGCTATCAAAATCCTAACAGTATGGTCGGATAATGCCAGCGCCGATTACCACACTCCGAGCCGCCGTTGCAACAGCTTTAGCTAATCCAAACGTATGGAATACCTACAGCTTTCCGCCTCCAACTATTACAGCTAACAGCGTAATCGTGGCCCCGGCAGATCCGTATCTCACTCCGAGTAATAACTCCTATAACTCGATATCACCTTTAGCAAACCTAAAAATTATTATGACGGTGCCGATGCTCGATAATCAAGGCAACCTCAACGGTATCGAGACTACGGCGGTAGCAGTATTTAATAAACTAGCTACCTCTAATATCGTAATGAATATTGGCAGTATGACGGCTCCTACAGTACTTAGCGTACAAAGTGGGGACCTACTTACAGCTGATTTTAATATCTCAATTCTCACGAGCTGGAGCTAAAAAATGGCATATACAGAGGATGACCTAAAGTTTTTGCGAAAGATTGGGCAGATCGTAGACGAGCCTGAACCGGTCAAAGTAGCAAAAGTAAAACCAACACCAACACCAACTACAAACGAAAGCGAGGAATAGGCTAATGGCTATATTCTTATCTAATGGAGTGGTCGTAACCCTTAACTCGGTAGACCTTTCCGATCACGTAACGAGCGCGACTATTAACCGCGTATTCGAGGAGCTGGAAGTTACAGCTATGGGAGATAATGCGAGACGTTATACCAAGGGCCTAGAAACTAGCACCGTCACGCTCGACTTCCTAAATGATACTGCGGCTAGTGAAGTACTACAGACTCTGCAGGGTGCCTGGGGTACAACAGTGCCGCTAACACTTAAGCAGACAAGCGCAGGTATCTCGGCTGCCAATCCGGAATATCAGACTACGATTTTGGTGAACAATACCACCGACATTAATGGAGCCGTAGGCGATATTTCAACTCAGTCGATTACGTTTACTTGTAACTCAGTTATTGTAGTAGACACAACCGTATAACCAACTAACAAAGGGGCAACAAATGGCACGACTCAAAATAACAAGGGCTACCGGCGAGGTTACTGAGCATCAGATAACCCCACGTATTGAGTACGCCTTTGAGCTCTACGCTAAAAAAGGTTTTCATAAAGCCTTTAGAGAAGATGAAAAGCAGACCGATCTCTTTTACCTCGCTCACGAGTGCCTACGCACAAGTGGAGAAGTAGTAAAACCTTTTGGCGCTGATTTTCTTGATACGTTAGTAAAGGTCGAGGTCCTAGACGATGAACCTTTAGACTAGGGCGAGACTCCCTTACTTATCAGGTAGCGCAGCTATCTATTAGGTTAGGGATCTCGCCTGAGTCGGTCCTCGAGCTCGATACAGAGATGTACAAGATGTTAGTACAAGTATTAAACGATCAGACTAAGGAGGCTGAGAAAAATGCCAATAAACGTACTAGGCGTTAAACAGACTCTTAAAGCCATCCGTAAAGTAGATCCTGAATTACTTAAAGAAATGAACAAAGAGATTAAGTCTGTAATGATCCCTATCCGGGATAAGGCTCGAGGCTATGCTCCATCACCTCAGCCCGATAACCTTTACGGCTGGAATGAAAACACGGTAGGTAAAACTATCACCGCTAAAAACTCAGCCTTTAGAACTTTTAACACTGAGGGCCGTCTACGCCTTTTTCCTCTCTATGATTATGAGACGGTTAAGAAAGGTATTTATTACGCTCAGCCTGCAGGCTCACGTAATAAAAATGGATGGCGAGCTTTGTACTACGTAGCTAATAAGTCTGCCGCCGGTGCTATCTATGAGACTGCCGGCCGAGCTAACCCGGGCGGATCTTCGAGCAGTAAGTCTAATAACCCAGGAGCCGGTGCTCACTTTATTAGCCGTATGGGTCCTCTCTATGGCGATAAGCGCGAGGAGCGCGGCCGTATGATTTTTAGAGCCTGGGCCGAGGATCAAGGTAAAGCTCAAGCCGCAGTAATCCGAGCTATCGAGAACACCGTAAAAGCCTTTAATCAAGGCCGATATCGTAAGGCTGCATAATGGCCTTAAATATACCTAGCCTAGTTGTAAGTGCTGTAACTACCTTTGACGGTAAAGCTTTAGCTAAAGGTCAAAAAAGCGTATCTTCTTTTGCTAAAAATGTAGGTAAATCTTTAGGGCTAGCTTTTGGTACAGCCGGGGTAATCGCTTTTGGTAAAGCATCCGTAAAAGCTTTTGCCGAGGATGAAAAGGCTGCAAGGCGGCTAGCTACTACCGTTAATAATCTAGGGCTTAGTTTTGAGAATAGTCGCATTACAAAATTTATATCGGACCTTGAAAAAACTGCTAACGTGTCGGACGATGTTTTACGTCCGGCCTTTAGTGCACTTTTAACTACTACCGGATCAGTTGCTAAATCTCAAAAACTACTAGCCTTATCGTTGGATGTTGCAGCCGGTAGCGGTGAAGATGTTGCAACCGTAGCTAAAGATTTATCACTTGCATACCTAGGCAATACTAAGGGCTTAGCTAAATATAACTTAGGGCTTACAAAAGCTGAGTTAGCCGGCAAGAATTTTAACGAAATACAAGATCTCATAACTAAACAATTCGCCGGACAAAACGCAGCGAGATTAGACACCTACGAGGGCAAGGTCGCCGCGTTAGGCGTTGCTTATGGTAATCTGCAGGAAACAGTAGGCCAAGGATTAGTAGATGCTTTTGCTATTCTTGCCGGCGATGGTGGTATCGAGGGCGCTACTGATGCTATGGAAAGATTCGGAGAAGCAAGCCGAGACATATTAACCGGTACAGCTAGCTACGTAGATAAATTACTAGATAAATTAAAAGGAATTAGCGGTAAAAGCGGCGGCGTTGATTGGTTAGCCTTTATACCTATCCTTGGCAGTTATATCGGTAAAGGCGGTGTACTCGATAAATTAGGCGAGGAAGGCCGTAGAGCTACAGCACCTAAAGCTTATGGACCTAATAATATGCCGGCTTACCAACCGTACTCTCCAAAACAGGAGGAAGCGAACGCTAAAGCTCGTGCAAAAGCTGAGGCAGATGCGGCAAAACGAGCTAAAGAATTATTAGCGTTACAGAAAAAACAGGCATTAGCTGAAAAGAATAAAATAGCTTTATCTAAGGCCGCTGCCGTTTTTGACACTACGCGGATCTCATTAGTGGCAGCCCTACAGGCTACTTATGACAAAGAGACTAAACTACGCCTTGAGGCTCTTATGCTTATCGAGGAAGATAAAGGCGAAGAAGCTCTTAAAAAGATAACTCAGCTCGCTAACTTTCAGAAAAGCGCCGATCTACAGCGCCTAGCCGGCGTAGAGACAATTAGTAACGCTACTCTTGATGCCCTAAATACTCAGCTCATTACTGAGCTAGGGGTTATAAACCGTAGCAAGTTAGCCGAGGGCGATAAAGAGCTAGCACGTGAGGAGGCGTTTAAGAAATATAACGCCGCTATAACTGCAGCCGGTAGCTTGGCCGCCAAGGAGTCATATAACGAGCGCGTACAGATTCAACTTACCGAAATAGCCCGTCTAGCCTCAATTAGTAGCACCTATAACGCGCAGGCTACAGCTGCTCTATTACTTGAGTCCTCCGAGCTATCTATGATTGATCGCGTAGCTAAGGCTCAAGCTGAGGCGGATGCTAAACGCCTAGCATCTCTTAAACAGTACACGGATGCCTTAAACAGTGTAGCCACCGGACGAGACTACGGCGGCAATATCCTCGGCACTCCGGTACCTAATTTTACGCCGTATATTACTACCGCTCCATCTACCACTATGGGGCCTTTTGCTTCAACTCTTACAGAACCTCCTAAACTTACGCCTACTCCTAGTTATTCCGTCTACGATCCTTTCTCTAAATATGATGCCCCGGCCGCTAACGTAACTATTAACGCCGGTATCGGTGATCCTGAGGCTATAGCTAGAGCCGTCGAGGATGTACTTAATCAGTCCACTTATCGAGGCACCTCAGTAAACCGAGGCTCAGGTAGATACTATGAGTAGTTGGTTACCGGAGTGGAGGATTATGGTAGGCACTACAGTTTACGATAACGTACTAGCGGTAAATATGGCCACCGGTCGAGATGATATAGATTTACAGTGCAACGCCGGCTACGCTCGTATGGAAATTATTAATCTCGATAATACGCCTTTTGATATTGACGTAACCGATGCCCTGGTCCTCGAGCTCAAGAATAGCGCCGGCGCGTACGTGCCTATTTTTGGCGGTTCGGTATCAGATTTTGGTATTTCGGTACGCTCACCTGAGGAAATCGGGTTTATAACAATTGGTAATATATTGGCTGTAGGAGCTCTATCCAAGGTTACTAAGGCTCTTTTTCCCGATGCCTTGGCTAAGGAAAATGACGGCACTCAGATTTACGACATACTTAACGAGCTGCTTATTAACTCCTGGTTTGAGGTAGCGCCTGCTTTACAGTGGTTTAACTATGATCCTACGACTACCTGGGCCAATGCTGAAAACGTGGGTCTAGGCGAGATAGATCAGCCAGGCCTATACGAGATGATAGCTCGAAGCGCTGATCCAACCGTTAGCTATAACCTCTGCGCTCAAATAGCACAGAGCGCCCAGGGGCAGATTTATGAGGATAAAGCCGGCCGAGTGTGTTATGCCGATACGGATCACCGTACTCAGTACCTATCAACCTATGGCTATACGAGCTTATCGGCTAATTATGCTACCCCGTCTACGGTTAAAACCATCCTACAGATAGGCAAAATCCGTAACTCGCTTGTATTTAACTACGGCACTAACTACAACAGCCAAGCTACGGCCGCCGATGCTGACTCAATCGCTAACTATGGGCGCTATCAGAATATCGTTACCACTAACCTACATAACCTAGCTGACGTAAATACCCTTATGACTAGAGAGCTTGGGCTAAGAGCTATCCCTCGAGAGCAGCTACAGAGTATTACCTTTAGACTTGATAACTCAGACCTACCCGATGCCGAGCGAGATGAGCTTATAAACGCCTTTTTTGGACAGCCGGTAGTAATTAATAATCTACCTATTAATATGTTTAACGGTTCGTTTAATGGTTTTGTGGAAGGGTACGCTATTAGAGCTACCCCGGGTTATGTAGATCTAACCCTTACTCTCAGCCCTACAGATTTCTCACTGGTCGCGCCACAGTGGGCAACAGTTACCCCGGGATCCTTGGTTTGGACCGGCGTAAATGCTACTCTTATATGGCAAAATGCTTTCGGAGGTTTAACCTAATGGCAACAGTAACGCCTAATTTTAACTGGCCCGTACCTACCTCGACTGACCTCGTAAAAGATGGAGCTACAGCTATCGAGGCTCTAGGTGACTCTATCGATGCTTCTCTCGTAGATCTCAAAGGCGGCACTACAGGGCAGGTACTTAGTAAAACTTCTAATACCGATATGGATTTTACCTGGGTAACTGATCCAGGCGGAGACATAACAGCGGTAACAGTGACTAGCCCTATTACCGGAGGCGGTACCTCAGGCAGTGTAGCTATTGGATACGATGCCAAGGCAGGTACTACTTTAGCTTTTAATGCTCAAACCGGTACTACTTATACTTTAGTAGCCGCCGATGCCTCTAATAAACTGGTTACTACCTCTAACGCATCCGCTGTAACAGTAACGATACCGCCTAGCGTTTTTGCAGCCGGTGAACAAATTAACCTACAAAGTATCGGGGTTGGTTTAACTAGCTTGGCACAAGGCGCAGGAGTGACGATTACATCTACAGGTGCTACCGCAACGGCCCCGGTACTAAGAGCGCGTTACTCCGCTTGCACAATTATATGTATCGCAAGTAACACTTTTACAGTTTTGGGCGATATAAGTTAATGTCTCCGATCCTGGGAATCGTTGCATCGGGAAACTACCCTCGTGTAACTAACTCGTATGAGTCTATTGCTACGACTTCTTTATCTAGCAATCAGACTACTATTACATTTTCTTCAATTCCTGCTACCTATAAGCATTTACAGCTGCGCGTCTTCGCTCGTACTAACAGAGCAGGTAATACTCAGGCGAATATGCTTATTCAAATTAACTCGGATTCAGGCTCTAATTATTATCCTTATCACTCAGTAGACGGAGACGGAGCAAGTGCCACGGCATCTGCTAACGGCTCAACTGGCACTAATATAAATGTAAATCGCTTGTCAGGTTCTACTGCAACCGCAAGCATTTATGGAGCAATTATTGTAGATTTCTTGGACTACCAAAACACCAATAAATACAAAACAACTCGTTCAATCGGCGGAGTTGATTTTAACGGCACAGGAGCAATTAACTTTTCTTCTGGACTCTGGATGAGTACTAGCGCAATTAACCGTTTAGATATAACAACTATTAACGGAACAGCAGACTTTATTCAATACTCATCATTCGCCCTATATGGAATTAAGGGATAGACAATGGCAGCAGGATCAACTTACACACCAATAGCGACGGCAACAGGAACAGGTTCTAGCGCGATATTTACATTTTCGTCTATTCCTTCAACCTATACAGACCTTGT